CAGCGCACTGCGCTCGCTGTGGACCCGGCCGGCACCGACAACAGCACGGATGTCACCGTCTCCGACACCGCGACGCTCGATCTCACCCTGGTCGGGCAGTTGATCAGCGGCGCCGTGCTCGGTGCCCCCTGGTCTGGCATCAGCGGCACCCCGACCACGCTGGCGGGCTACGGCATCACCGATGCCGAGCCGGCTGGCGTCACCGTGAGCGACATCAGCGACCTAGATTCAGACGCATCAACGCTGACCATTGGCCCATCCGCAAGCGTCTCTGGGAGTAACACAGGGGACTGGGACGGGGACATCACAGACCTCGATATTACAGGCGGCACTGATATAGGAGATGCCATTGCCGATGGGGACTGGGCGGTGCTTCACGACATCTCCGAAGGCGTCAATAGAAAGAGCGCAGTTTCCAGGATTTGGACGTACATCCAAACAAAAATAGCGGCTCTGGTAGATTGGATTGGCCCAGCGGATATGGACGACGCGGACCACGGTGACGTTTCGTGGAGCGGCGGAGTTGCTACTGTTCAAGCGGTGAATGGGGCAACGACGAGACCATGGCAGCACGAGCGCGCGATCAGCGAGCCAGCTGGCACCGATGACTATCTCTGGTTCAAGGCCAAAGCCGCACTGACGCTGACCGCAGTGGACTGCGTTGCGCAGGGCACGACGCCCAGCATTACGGTCGATATCCAGGAGTGCGATTCCGACGGCGCAAATTGCTCAACCAGCCTGTCATCTGTGATTACGTGCAACGGCGGCAACGACGCAGGCACGATCTCGGACGCTACGGTCGATTCGGGCGACTGGGTCAAAATGCTGCTCGGTGCGCCTTCGGGCACCGTTGACGCCATCTCCGTTCAAGTTTCCGGTACGAGGGCTTTATGACATGAAAGGGCTTTTTTTGCTGGCATGTCTCATCGCGGCGATACCGCCCGCGTGGGCGGTAACGCCTGAGACAGGCACGATCGCGCGGCTTGAGGCCGTTGTGGCCAATCTTCGCAACACTGAAATCAATCGTACCGACCCGGACGACCTGGCGTTGCTTCAGCGCATCGGCGACCGCTTTGCCGCGACATGGGAAGAGGAGTTTATGGGGCTGGTCGCGGATCAGCAGAATCCGACCGCTGTGGAAAAAGCCGGCTTCGTGCTGCTCAAATTGCGCGAGTACGGCATCAGCATCCTGCGCAATCAAGCCCAGCAAGAGGCAGCAGAGACCGCTAACGCGCCGATCCTCAACGCCGGGGAGACGGCAGCGCAAGACTTGGAGGAGGCACAATGATCAAGACGCTAAACGCGGTTGTTCTTTCGTTGGTGGCGGGTGCTGCGGCGGGCGCGGTCAACGTGACCTGGGACGAGGTTCCAGCAGCTGAAGGCTATCGCGTCTATTGTGAGCCGACACCGCTATCTGGTGGCCCCTATACTGCGGACTTCGATGTCGTGGCGCCGCCGGTCGATATCGAAAGCGCGACACCTGTCGGCGTGCAGCATGAGTGCTGGGTGACGGCCTATGATATGACTGGAGAATCAGCCGACTCAAATCACATCCGCCTGACCAACCCCGGCCCGTTTCAGGTCATTGAGATGCTGACGCCTCCGGGGCAAATCGAATTCTCGATCATTCGGACGCAACCGTGACCAGAGGCCGCGCCATCGTCTTTGCCATGGCCCTGCTGCCGGGTCTTGCGCTCGGCTTCCTGTTGCGGCCAGCGAACCTGCAAGCGGACTTCATCCGTGGAGCGGGTGGCGGTGCGCCGCCCTCTGGTCTAGCGTCGACGCCCGACTTCTGGTGGAAGCTTGACGAGACATCTGGAACAGCGGTTGCCAATAGCGGTAGTTATGGGACGCCGAGCGATTATGATGGCACAGTATTGCAGACAGGATCGGGCGGCTTCTATTCCTGGTCAGGCTCCGGGGAATCTTGGGGAAACGGAATAACGGGCGGGATAGAACTAACGCCTGTAAGGGTTGATACTGAGTTTTATTGCATTGACATTGACAATAGCCTGCCTTTATACGGAGAAGAGAAAGTTACGCTCGCTTTTTGGGCTGAAAGGACAGGCTCTCTAACTCTCGGCGATCCGCGAGCATTTTTTCAAGGGTATTCTTTCGCCGAAATTGGGCACACGTTCATGGCTGGGGGCCATTCTGGTTATGATAATTTCAGAACGCGCATCAACGGCGCAACGCAAGCCGTTAGCACCGGAACTCAATATGCACTAAATACAAAGACGCATTTCGTGATTAGCGTGGATTTCAGCCGCAGCGGCGATGAGCTGCACGTTTATCAAGACGGCGGCACGACGCCTGACTGGACGTTTGCATTATCAGGCAGCGCCATAAGAGCGGACAGTGGGTTTGATATTGCGTTAATAGGTTGCAGCGCGGATTCCTCTTTCTTCAGCCGCTACAACCCTTGGTTCGGAAAGCTGGCAGATGTGCGCATTTGGCTCGACGCCGCAACCGGCGAAGATGCTGACGCGATCTACGACAATAGCCTATAGGCATCCAATGATCATCGACGCCAAGGCGGTCGCCTTTTTTCGCCGCGTCTATCGTATGCTGGCGCCGCGCCCGACCATTGCCACTCGCCATGTGCGCGCTGCTGCTGAGCGGCTGCGCCGTGAGCGCGGACTGCCGGCTGACGGCGCGCCCGCTGTTGGCGCCGATCCAGGGGCCGGTACCGATGACATTGAGCGATGCACGCGCTCTGATCGAGGGCGCGAGCGCGCATCTTGACTGTCCATTCTGAGTCGCTGCCATGAGCTACGCCACCCGTTCCGATCTGCGCTTCTCCGAGGAGCTGCTTGCCTGGCTGACCACCGAGCAAGGCGGCGCGCTGCCCGATGACATCCAGATTAGCGCGGCGCTGAGCGCCGCCGATGAGCTGATCAACGCGCACCTGCGCCAGCGCTACACGCTGCCGGCGCCGGACCCGGACCGCCTGCTGCAGCGCTGCGCGGCAAGCCTGGCGCGCGAGTGGCTATACCGCTACAGCCCGCGCCTGACCGAGGTGCCGGCCGTGGTCGCGGCTGAGGCGGCCGAGTTTAAGCAGCTGCTCAAAGACCTGCGCGACGGGCGATTGAGCCTGGCGGCCTCGACCGAGGACGCCAACGCCAACCAGGAGCCGAGCCGCCCCAACGTGGACGGCCCGGCGCGACATTTCGACCGCGACACGCTGGACCGCTGGTGATGCTGCACGCGCTCAAAATGCTTCGGGGCTCAGGGCTCAGGGCTCAGGGCGTGGGCACGGCCTCGGCCGCGCTCAAAAAAGTGCGATCGTCGCAGATTTTGAAACGGCGCCATGTCAGAAAATCAATCACTTGCGGGGAATCTGGGCGCAAAAAGCCTGCGATGTCGCAGATTTTTGCCAAGGCTGACCAATGACCGCGCCATTCCTGGACCTTAGCCTCGTCGTCAGTCACCTGCGCACCGCGCTGGTGCCGGACACCGTGCGCGAGGTGCGCGAGCTGGGCTCGCAGGCTGGCGCCGATCCGTCACAGGGTGCGACCCTGCTGCCTCGTATCATCGTCGTCGGCGAGGCGCGGCAGACGCGCGCGGTCGGCGGACTAGCGCATCACGAGCGGCTTGAGGAGCGGGTGCTGCTGATCGTGCAGGTCGGCGAGGCCACGCGCGACGACGCGCGAGCCAGTTCCGCCCTGCGGGCCGCGTGCGAATCGATCCACGACAGCCTGCACGAGGCCACCGTCGCCAGCGGCTGGCAGCCTGCGCGCTATCAGGGCGGGCGGCTGCTCAGTATCGACGACACCACCTATTCCTGGGCCGAGCGCTATGCGCTGCTTCGCCCTTGTTAACGAAGCCCCATTGGGCTAGGAGACGACGATGAGTGACATCATCACTGCTGCCGGCTCTGCCATCGCCATTGGTGATGCGCTTCCGGCCACATACGACGCGAGCGGCTACGGTGCCGTTACCTGGGAAGACGTGGGCGAGGTGACCAGCCTGCCAGCCTTCGGAAAGACCTTCCAAATCAACACCGTCAACACCCTGGGCGCGCGCCAAACGCGCAAGCGCAAGGGCACATGGGATCCCGGTGACCTGATGATCGGCATCCTCGTAGTGCACGAGGATGACGGACAGATCGATATGTTGGCGGCACTGGAGAGTGACAATCCGCTGCCGTTCCGGGTCACGCTGAACGATGCCACGGCCACCTTGACGGTGCCGACCAAATACTACTTTTGCGGCTTGGTTTATCAGGCTCCGATCAATCCGGGCTCCGATCCTAACGGCTTCGTGACGGCTGAATTTGGCCTCTCGATCGACACCGCGATCGTCAAGGTGGCACGCGCCGCGCCGTAACCTGCGCTGATCGCAACTAGCGCGAGCAAGCTCGCGCCCACACAACCCCGCGCCCACATCAGCTGGCGCCTACGAGGACATCATGAGCCTAGACAGCATCGACATCGCCGAGACCTCGACCCTGACCGTGCTGCACCCGACCACGCGCCGCCCGCTGCTGCGCGTCGACGGCCAGCCGATGACCATCGAGCTGTACGGCGAGGACAGCGAGCGCTACGAGCGCGAGGTCCGCCGATCGACCAACAAGCGCAGCCGCCAGCGCGGCACACCGACCGCCGAGCAGATAAGCGAACAAGCGCTACGCCTGCTGGCGGCGCTGACCGCGGGCTGGACGCTGGAGGGGGATGAGGGCGCCATTCCGTTGACCGCGGAGAGTGCCTACCAGCAATACCGTCAGCGCCAATGGTTGCGCGAGCAGGTCGACGCGCATGTGCATGACCGGGCCAATTACCTGGGGGAGTCTTAGGCCGGCTGCGGCTATGGGTGCGCCATCGCGCCTGGCTACAGGTGCCGCCGCGTGCGGCGCCAGGGGGCAAGTCAGGGCGCCCGCCAGAGCCGCGGCTGCGCGCCTTGCTGCGCCGGCAGGACGCCGGCCAGCGGGTGCCGGCGCTGGAGCCCATCCCGCTGCTGGCCGGCGCCTATCTGCTCGGCTGGCTGGACGAGGCCGGCTGGTGCCAATGGGGCCAGGGCGGCGCGACGGCGCTCACCTGGCAGGAGCTGGCCGCGTGGTTGCGGTGCAGCCGCCGGCCGGCCAGCGCTTGGGATCTGCGCACCTTGCACGACCTGAGCGGACACTATGCAGCGGGCGCCAACTTGGCGCGCGATCCGCAATGCCGTGCGCCCTGGCCGGAGCGCGACCCGCACGACCCGGAGCAGCGGCCGGACGCCCAGCAGGTGGAGCGGTTTTTCGATGCGCTGGCGGGGCCGAGGAGAGCGCAATCGAAGCCGTGATTATGATGCGCTCGCTGTTGTCAGGAGCATGTAGCAATGGCCGGCATTGACGGACTAAGCGCCGCCATTGAAGTCTCCGCGGACACCCGCGACGCGCAGCGCGACCTGGGCGGGCTGGAGCGTACCATGGGCAAGCTGCGCGGCGAGGCCGGCACCGGCGCCAGGGCGCAAGACAAGCTGAGCGAGGCGTTGCGCCGCCAGGAGCAGGCGGCAAAGCGTGCCGAGCGCGGATTAGGGGGAGTGACAACCGCCTTGCGCAGAATGCTCCCGGCCTTGTCAGTGGCGGCCGTTGTCGGGTTCACGCGATCCATTGCGGATGCCGGAGACAAAATGCTGGTGCTGCGGCAACAGGCAGACCGCCTGGCGCGCAGCGAGGCGGGGTTCCGCATCCTCTATGAATCAGCGCAAAGGCTCGGTGTCGAGATAACCGATCTTACTGGACAGGCCAATCAATTCGTTCCGGCGCTTAGCAAGGTTGGTCGCGGTTTTGGCGAGTCGGTGCGCTTCATCGAAGACCTGACCAAGTCAATGCGCCTGTATGGCGTCGAGGGGCAGGCAGCCACGAGTGTCACAACTCAGCTCGGGCAAGCATTGAGCGGCGGGCGGCTCAACGGCGAGGAGCTTGTCATCCTGCAACAGAATGCGGGCGGCCTTGCACAACTGTTTGAGCAAGCGATCCACGAGATCACCGGAAGCCAAGAAAGCCTGAAGGAGCTTGGTGCGCAGGGCAAGCTCAGTAGCGAGGTCGTTATCGAGGCATGGGACCGCGTGTTCGCGCAACTGCGTCCCGAATTGGAGAGCTTGCCGGATCTGCTGTCCCAGCAAGTCAGTCGGTTCCGTAACGCCGCTAGCAGGCTATGGGGATCGCTGGACGAGCAGTTGAAGTTAAGCGAGAGCTGGTCGTTCTTGACCGGCGGCGCCGCGGATCTGTTCGATGCGCTTGCCGATCAGATGACTGGGTTCGCTGATCGTCGCCTGATCTCATCCGACGTGTTTGGCCAGTTCTCGCCGCAAATCACTGAGACGATCAAGAAGATCGATGATCTGGAGAAGGCTCTCCAAGACCTTGACAAAATAAAAGTGACCTGGTTTGACGGCCAGTTGTTTGTCGCAAGCCAAGCCAACATTGAGCGATTTACAACGGAGCTTGGCGCCGCCCGCGAGCAGCTCAACATCTATAAGGAGATGGCAGCCGAGGATCGCGAGGTCGTGAACGCATGGAATGCCCAGACCAAGGCGGTGCAGGACCACGGCAAGCAGTTACAAGATGTCGTCAAGATTGGCGACCAGTATTTTAGGCCACGTGACAATGTGCTCGCGGGCTGGGAGAAGGTCGACGACAAGCTGCGCCGGGAGATCGCGCGGATGCAACGCGACCTGTCGCAAGACACCGGAATCGTATTGCCGATCAGCAGCACCTGGCGCAATCAACCTGGTAGTCATCACTCCACGGGCAACGCAGTCGACCTGAGCCTGCGCGACGTTACCGAGGCAGAGCTTCGGGCAGCGGAACAATGGTGGCAGGCGAACAGTTACAAATATCCGTTGGTTATGCCGGTAAAATTCGAGCGCCCCGGAGATCCCTTGACGGGCGGTTCGGGGCCGCATTGGCATGTGCAGCTCGAGCAGGGCGCGAAAAAAGCCGCGGCAGGCGTCAGGGGGTTGACTGACGCCGAGCGCGAAGCGGAAAAAGCCAGCAAGGCGCTGGCTGACCAGCAGTTGCGGGCCAATGATGCCCTACGAAATGGGAGTGCACAGGCAGAAGAGTATTTGCAAGGACTGCGAGACCAGATCGCGCTGCAATCGCTGTCAACGGAAGAGCAAGCGGCCCAGCGCGCTGAGTTGGAGCTGACGCGCCGAGCCCGCGCTGCCGAGCAGGATGCGATCGATGCGGCTGCGCGCGGCAACACGGTGCTCGCGGACGCATTGATGCAGGTGGCGCAAGGCTATCGCGCCGCAGTGCCAGAGGCGCGCGAGCTTGCTGCTGAGCTTGAGCGAGGAAAAGACGTTGCCAGCGACATGGAGCAAGTCATCACCGGCGCGCTCGAGGAGATCGGACGCTCGATTCAGCGGGAGCTATCGGACACGATCTATGACGTGCTGGATGGAAGCCTGGACGAGGCAAAGAACTGGGGCCAGGCGTTCAAGGACATCGTGCGACGCACGATTGCGGACATCGCGGCCTATGCGCTAAGGGAGAAGATCATTGTACCCATGGTCGTCAACCCCATCGCCAACGGGCTCGGGCTTGGCAACCTGGCGGGCGGCGCACAAGGGGCCAATGCGCTCGGGCTTGGCAACCTGGCGGGCGGCGCACAAGGGGCCAATGCGGCACTGAACCTTGGCAGCAGCATCGGCGGGCTATCCTCCGCAGTCACGGGTTTGAGTACCGGCATCAGCAACCTGTTCACAGGCGGCCAAGCTGCTTACTCAGCATCCTTTGGGGCCTCGTCGCTGATGGGCGGGAGCATGGGTGCCTCGATGGCTGCCGGGCAGGCGGCCTCGTCAGCAGCAACCGGCTTGGCCGGCCTAGCGTCAGTGGCTAGTGCCGCCGTTCCAGTGATCGCGGCGTTTGCCGCTATCGCTTCCATGGCCGGTCTGTTTGGCGGCAAAGACAAGCTGCACCCTGGCGCGACGCTCGGCGTCGATGACGGTCGCATCCGAGTCGGCAGGGGCCAGGACATGACGGCGGAGCAGAGCGCAGAGTTCAAAAGCGCCATCAAGCAGTCAAACGCGGCGATGCGTGAGTTCGCTAAATCGCTTGGGGATAGTGCAGTGGAGGCGCTAGAGGACTGGGATGCCAACCTGAGACCGATCAAGGCCGACAATATTGGCGAGACACTGGAGAAATGGTTGCAACGCGGGTTGGAGAAGGCGGTAAAAGGGTTTGCCGCAGGCGTGGAGGGCGGCACCGGATACAAGCAGCTGGTCGATGAGCTGGCGCGAAACACCGACCCGCAGCAGTTCCTGCAAGCATTTGTTGCCTTAAATCAGCAGCTTGGGCAGGTGCAATCTGTACTTCAGTCGATCCACCCTGATTCAGCGTCGACGTTAGAATCAGCCGTTCACTATTTCAACGAAATCGGCAAGGCCGGCTCTGACATCAATGCCACTTTAGGCGCACTGTCTCAAATGGGGGCCTATCTCGACGAACTGCGCACTCCGGCAGAACAACTGGAGCATGTCACGGGGCTGCTGGAAAACAAGTTCAGAGACCTCGGCATTGCGATCCCTGAGTCCGAAGAAGAACTAAAGAAGACACTCAATAGCCTGCAACTGTGGAAACAAGACCAGATTGAGCTTGGCATCGCTTATGGCGAAGCGGCGCCGCTGCTCCGAGAATATTTTTCCCTGCAGAAGGCGCTTGCCGCGGCACAGGAGAGCGTAACTGAGAGCACGGCCGACGCAACCGCTGCCGAAAGGGACTTGGCTGCCGCGAGGCGCAGTGCGGCGGACATTGCCGAAGAACGCGCCCGGCTCGAAATCGAGCTGCTGCGCGCACAGGGCCGCGAGGAAGAGGCCGTGGCGCGGGAGCGGGAGCGGTCGCTTGCGGCGCTGGATCAGTCCAACCGCGCCCTGCAAGAGCAGATCTGGGCAGAGCAGGATGCGGCGGCTGAACGGGAGCGCGCTCGGGAACGAGAGCGCGAGGCGATCGAGCGGGAGCGCGAGCTGGTCCAAGACTCCTACGACCGCTCTACCGAAGCCGCACGGCGCAATGCCGACGCTCAGCGCGACGCGATCAACCGTTCGGCACAGGCACAACAGGAGGCATACCAGCGCCAGATCGAGGCAGCACGGGAATTTGTCTCGGAGCTCAACAGCGTTATTGGCACGCTCGATTCGGCGATGCGCTCGCTGGGTTACGTGAACGATGAGGTCGCGTCACTGGATCGGGCGCGGGCGGTGCGCCAGCTATCGGCCTTGTCGGCCAGCGGGCGCACGCCAAGAGCGGAGGAGGCAGACCGGATTGCAGCGGCGTTGACTGCGAGCGAGGGCACCTATCGGACCCAGGAAGAGGAGACCGCAGCCGAAGCCCTGATCCGTGCCGATCTGCGCAACGTCAAGAGCCGTGCCGAGCGCGAGCTTGAAGCCGCCGAAGCACAGGTGGAGCGACTGGAGCGGCAGATAGAACTGATTTCCGAATGGCGCGACCGCCAGCTAGAGCAGGCGCAGGCTGCGCTTGAGCGTCAGCTGGAGCAGGCGGACGCCTGGCGCGAGGCGGAGCTCGCCAAGCTCGATGCCATCGCGCTCAATACCTCCGCGGGCACCGCTGACGGGCCGCCGTTGCAGGCGGTGGAGACCCCGGCACAGCGCGAGCAGGTCGAGGAGACCCGCGCCTTGCGTGTTGACCTGACGCGCGTCTCCGACGCCCAGCAATACACGCAAGACCTGGTGTTGGAGCTACTGCGCAAATGGGACAACGACGGGCTGCCGCACCCGCGCGATGAAGGCGAGCCTGCGGCCTTCGTCTTCGGCTATGAGGGCTGAGCCATGGAGATGATCGTCCCCGTCGAGCTGGGCCTGGCCTACACCTACAGTAGTTCGGTCAGCATCTACGCCAACTGGGATAGCGGCACCGCCTATAGCAAGGGGCAGATAGTCCACGACGCCCTCGCCGATGGTGGTGACGGGCAGGATTACCAGGCGCAGGCGTACATTGAGGCGGGCGGGGACAGACCAAAGGATTCCTCGGTGAAATACTGGAAGGTGCTTGGTAGTACGGCTTCCGACGCGCTGAGCTATGTTTCTACTGCGGCCCTGTCCGAATATGACACCTGGACTAACGGAAACCCGGTCCCGAAAGGGCTGATTCAGGTCGACCTGGCCGATAGGAACGACTACGTTGCGACAGTGGCTCTTACCGGCGGCCAAAACACCATTCGCCCAAGCGTCGCTGTACTGAGTGATGATGAAGACGTGGCCGCGCGTTGGGTCAAGGTCGGCACTGCCAACGCCTTTCGGATGTTCGACGGGCGGAGCGATTCGCGCACCCGCGCTGATAGCGAGCTGAGCTGCACCGCCTTGGCACACGGCTTGTGCGACCGGATTGAGTTTGTCGGGCTGCGGCAGGTCAAAGACATTGACGTGACCGTCGTGGCTGGCGAGAAGTTCGCCAACCCCTCTTTTGCCTCCCCGGTCATGGCCGGCTGGGAGGGCACCTGGTCCAAGAGCGCGGGACAGATCGCGATTAGCAGCGGCAACAATGCCAGCATCCTGATGCCTGTGGTCGTGGGCCGGTCCTATCGGTTCGCGGTGACGTTTAGCAGCAACACCGGCACCGTGACGGCACGCACGGAGTCGCCGAGCGGCACCTTGATCGACACCGCATCGAGCAGCGCCAGCTCCGGCACCGTGAACTGCGACTTTACCGCAACGATGACGGTGCAGCGGATGAAGATCACGTTATCGAGCGGCGGTGCCAACATCACGGCGGTCTCGCTGAAGGAGACGGGCTTTACGACAGAGAACCTATCGGCGGATCAGGAATACACCGAAGGCGGCGAGTATAAAACCATCGCCAAGCTGAGCCACGAGCCGATCGACAGCCCCGAGTACACCATCACGCTGGCCAGTGAGTACGAAAAGACGGAGATCGGCTGCGGTCTGGTCTCATGCGGGCCGGCGGAGGAGCTTGCAGAGACCGAAATGGAGGTCACGCTTCGCGCCCCCGACTATTCTTTGACCAAATTTGACGAGGACTACGGCATTGCAACCCTGCAACAACGGGGATACAGCCGGTCAGTGTCAGTTTCGTTAGCATTTTTAGACGGTGACGCAGCTTATGCCTTCCATCGACTGACGCGCATTCGTGCAATTCCCGTCTTCTTTGATCTAAACAATGACGACGGTCTCGACCCCGACGATGGGGTAATGGTTTTTGGGATCGCGCAGCAGCCAACGCGCTCGGTGACAAAGATCAAGGGCCTTGACCGGATTCGGCTTGAGATCACGGGGCTAGTGGAATGAGCACAGACCTTCGAGGCGCTGACCTAAGCGGCCAAGACTTGGCCGGGCGGGACTTCACGGACTGCGATCTGCGCAACGCCGATCTGCGCGGCGCCAAGCTGGCCGGCGCGTGCTTTGCCGGCGCCTGGCTGCGCGGCGCCAAGCTGGCAGGGGCGAACTTTGTGGGGGCAGACCTGTCAGGGGCTATCCTGCCCGAGCTTCGCATCCAGGTCGCGGGCTGGCAGGTGCGCATCCAGCGCGACGGCACGATCCTGGTCGGCTGTGTCAAGCGCACCGCGGAGCAGTGGGCCGAGACCGGCGCCGAGGACATCCGTCCGCTAACGCCGAAGCCGGACGCACCCGCAAACTTCCTCGCCGAGCGCGACGCTGTGCTGGCCGCTTCCTTCGCGCTACGGGGGTTGTATGCCGACGCGTAGGGCGTTCTTCAGAGACATTTTCTCCGGGCTTGATCCTCAAACGGGGGTCAACGCGGGGGATCGCGTCATTGTCGTGCCGGCGAATGCCCCGCCGAAGTTGCTTGCACTCTCGGATATTGGGTCGGCTGGCGCCTGGTCGCAGCGCAACACAAATGGGAACACGACGATCGGCAGTACGGCCTACACCACCGAGCACAGCTACGGATTCTCGGTGCCATCAGATGGGGTTTATCTTTTTCTCGCGTTGTGCACTGCCGCGGGCTATGGCAACCCTAGCAGCGCAACAGACTACTACCTTCAAACGCAGTTTCAGGCGCCAGACGGTACCTCTGTTTCCGACTTGTTTAACTGCGCCGCGCGGGTCGAGTCTGCCGGCGGGAGCCATACGCATAGCATCCCTGGTGTAGATCATCGCCATTACACGAATGACTCGACGCAGGTGCTGCAAGCCTATAATTGGGCATCTGGCACAACAGGCTCCGGCGGCTCCGGCGGGTATCCTGACCAGTACATGGGCGGGACTGTTTGCTGGTCGCATGTCATGGACTTGGTGGCCGGCACCCGCACAGGCTATGTCAACTGCCGCCGTTCAAGCGGCACATGGTCTTATGCGTACAAGACCTACAGCGAGATGACCCTAATCAAGCTGTCTTAGCCTGGCGCTTAGGCGACAGCCCGAGCACAAACCGTGGACGTTGAAGTTCGGCGTTTCCTGGCAACGCAGCCGCAAGATACGAGCAAGCGTCCCGTTCTCCGCAATTAAGTCTCGTAAGGCGGGTTTTTGCAGATCCTGGATTTTCGCGCTAAAACCGCCGAGTTTTTCGTGCGTCGCTACAATCTTCTACATCCACTCGCGCCTGCTGGAGCGCGCTACGCACCTGC